ACACAAGCCATCACAAAAGTGTTTCCCGACTCAGACCTAGAGATCACTGGTCCAGTTGATTACCAAAGCGTATATTTGTTTCGAGTAATTGACACTTCGGATCCGATCGAAGGATCATGGGATCCATTCTTCTCAGTTGATAAACAAACTGGAGAGGTTCGTGACTTTTCCATAATTACCGATGGAGATCAGGGCGAAATCATCCAACTTTTCCAGGGGGCGTCGAATGGCACTACTTGATCGCTTCCGAAACATGTGGAACGCATTTATTAACCAACCTCCCGTGCAATCGTACGGGTATGGTGGTTCATATGGTTCCCATCGTTCATCCCTCCGTTTCAGCTACAACGATCGATCTGTTGTCTCATCCGTCTATACAAGGATCAGCATGGATGTCGCAGGTGTGCTTATCAAGCATATTCTGACAGATGAAAAAGGTCGATACAAAGAAGACGCAAAGAGCGATCTCAATAATTGTCTTACTGTTCAGGCCAACATTGACCAAGCGCCAAAGGACTTCAGACAAGACATCTGCATGACGATGTTTGATAAGTCGTGTGCAGCGATAGTTCCGATTCAATCTGAACGCGATACATTGGGCGTGCGAATCGAAGACATCTCCGACATGCGAGTTGGAGAAATTGCACAGTTCTATCCACAACACATTCGAGTTAATGTGTGGAATGAGGCGATTGGTCAACGCCAAGAAATCACAATAGAAAAGCGAATGACAGCGATTGTTTACAATCCGCTCGCGACCATTATGAACGAACCAAACTCTACCATGCAGAGATTGATTCGAAAATTGAGACTTCTGGACACTGTTGATGAAGCAGCAAGTTCAGGAAAACTCGATCTAATTATTCAGCTCCCATATGTCGTTAAGTCTGAAACTCGAAAGAATCAGGCCGAAGACCGTAGACGAGCGATCGAGACCCAACTCACGGGGAGTACCTACGGTATTGCTTACGTAGATGCAACCGAGAAGATCACCCAACTCAATCGCCCTGCGGAGAATCAGCTTCTCGCTCAGGTGCAATACTTGGTTGGAATGGTATACGGAGAACTCGGTGTTACTCCAGAAGTAATGAACGGTACGGCTGACGAAGCCACGATGATTAATTACTATGCGAGGACGGTCTACCCAATTGTGGAGGCCATCGTTCAAGCCATGCGTCGATCCTTCCTTGGAAGGACTCGCATTGAAAACGGGGAAGAGATCCGTTTCTTCCGTAACCCGTTCATGTTTGTCACTTTGGAGAAAGCGGCAGAGGCTGGCGACAAGTTTAGACGTAATGAGATTATGACGTCGAACGAGATTCGCGACTGGATGCTTGGTTTGCCACCAAACGATGCGCCAGAAGCAGATAAGTTGTCTAATCCCAACATGCCGCAGCCAATCGAATTGTCCACATCCAACCGAAGATCAGGAGCTAAAGATTCTGAAAGGAACAGTCAAAATGGAAGCTGATTTCCATGGGTATGCGTCCAAAGCGGACGTAAAGTGCATTGATGGGGTGACAATTGTTCCGGGTGCATTCCAGCATCAAGACAAGGAACAAGTTCCTCTCGTCTGGCAGCACAGTCACAACACTCCAGCGAACGTCCTGGGTCATGCGATTCTGGAGAATCGTCCTGACGGGACCTATGCCTATTGCTACTTCAACGAAAGCAAGGCAGCACTCGAAGCCAAAGAGCTTCTGAAGCATGGCGACATCAAGCAGATGTCGATTTGGGCGAATGAGCTCACAAAGCGAGCATCACGAGTGATTCACGGAATGATCTGTGAAGTCAGTCTGGTGCTGAAAGGCGCCAATCCAGGCGCAATGATCGACCCGATTTCTATTCGACATGGTGACATGATCGAGGATGTCGAGGGCGAAGCAATCATCACCACGGGTCTCGAATTTGAGTTGGCCCATGCCGCAGATGATGACTCCCAATCAAACAGTAATGATGAGATCCAACACGCTAGTAACGATGATGAGATCGACGTTGAGACCGTTTACAACAACTGGTCCGACGAAGAGAAGGACGTCGTTCATTACATGATTGGTGCAGCCCTCGAGGCGCAAGCTGCTGCTCCATTGGAGCAGAGCGCAATCACACCCACCCCCGAAATTCCAACACCTACCCCCGAAATTCCAACTCCTAAAGAGGAAGGTCAAACCACCGTGTCACACAACGTTTTCGAAGGCAAGCTGAAGGACAAGGACGGCAACTCCGCGGTTCTCTCGCATGATGCGATGAAAGAAATCGTGAAGAACGCCCAACGTCCCGGCGAGACATTCCAGTCTGCCCTCAAGGTATGGGCGGAAGAGCACCTGGAGCATGGTATCACCGACATCGAGACGTTGTTCCCGGATGCGGTTGCCATCGATGGTGCAACTCCCGAATGGTATAAGCGCGACACCGAGTGGGTCGCTCCGTTCCTGGGCGCGGTTCGCAAGAGCCCGTTCGCTCGGGTCAAGACTCACTGGGCAGATTTGACGTTCGAAGAGGCTCGCGCCAAGGGTTACATCAAGGGAACTTTGAAGAAGGAGCAATTCTTCAAGGTTTCTCGGCGTATCACGACTCCCAAGACCGTCTACAAGAAGCAGAAGCTCGATCGCGACGATATTCTCGACGTCGACGAGTTCGATCTTGTTGCTTGGCTCAAGCCCGAGATGCGCTTCATGCTCGAAGAGGAAATTGCTCGTGCAGCTCTGATCGGTGACGGTCGCGATGCTGACGACGAAGACAAGATCGACGAGGAGCATATTCGTCCAATCCTGTCCGACGACGACTTCTTCACTACGACGGTGTATACGAGTGTCGACTTCTCGAGCGCTGCTAACCTGCGTGCCGATCTGTTGGAGACGATCAACAATCTGATCCTCAACCGGTACAAGTACAAGGGTAGCGGTACTCCGAATGCCTACATGTCGGAGCTCTGGATCGGTCGATTCCTGACGATTCGTAACGGCACGACTGACGAGCGCATGTTCAAGTCGCTCAATGATTTGGCAACCGAAATGCGTGTCGCCAACATCATTCCGGTCGAAGTCATGAGCGACGTTCCGGATGTGGTTGCGATTCTCGTCAATCCTCGCGACTATGTGATGGGTGCCACTCGTGGCGGTCAGATCACGACGTTCGAGGACTTCGACATCGACTACAACCAGAACAAGTATCTGATCGAGACCCGTTTGTGCGGCGCTCTGACCAAGCCGAAGTCGGCTCTGGTTCTGCGTGCACCGGGTTCGAGCGCGACGCTGGTTAGCCCGGCTGTTCCGACGTTCGATCCGGAGACGGGTGAACTCACGATCACCGACACCACTGGTGTGGTTTACAAGCATGGTGCAACCACAATCAACAACGCTGGTTCGCCCTACACGGTTGATCCTGGTGATACCTGGACTGTCACGGCCACGCCGTCTTCGTCCAGCTACTACTTCGCCACCAGCGACGACGACGAGTGGGATTTCACGGCTGACCAGTGACCGAATAAGGAGTGATCATGAAATTCCATGGCAATGTCGGTTATACGGCAGACCAAGTCGAGACAGAGCCAGGCGTCTGGAACGATTCAATGGTGGAGTTTCCATATTCCGGCGATGTAAAGCGGAATACAAGGAAATTGGAATCCGGCGAATCTGCAAACGTAAATGTGATCGTCAACAACACGATCGAAATCGTATGCAATCAGTACGCCATCGATCACTTCTTTAATATTCGGTACGTAGTTTGGGAGGGGGTGCGTTGGGCTGTGACTAACGTCGAGGTTCAGCGCCCCCGTCTCATTCTCAGTCTTGGGAGTGTGTACAACGGGCCTGTTCCAATCCCGGAAGAGGAAGAGGAACCATAATGGGTCAACGAACTGACTTCCAAACAATCTTGGAAACCATCCTTGGCTCTAACAAGGTGTACTTCAAACCTCCCACCGCTCCACTCGATTATTCGTCGCCGATCATCATGTACAAACGTGATTGGGCCAAGTCCATATTTGCGACGAATAGGGCGTATAGACATGTTCTGCGTTATCAAGTTACGTTGATCAGTCGTGACGTGGATACTGACAGTATCCGTGAAGCGCTTGCTCATCTACCAATGAGTACGTACGACAGGTTCTTTACAACCGACAATCTGCACCACGATGTTTTCAAAATCTTCTTCTAGAAAGGAAGAAACCATACCATGACTGCACTCCATTGGGACGGCACCGGCGAAAAGGTCTTCGAGACCGGCGTCGATCACGGCGTCCTCTATATCCCAGACGAGGACGGTGTGTACGACAACGGTGTCGCTTGGAATGGTCTTGTGACCGTTACCCAATCACCCACCGGTGCCGAATCCAACAAGACATATGCCGACAACATCGTCTATGGAAACTTGATTTCCGTAGAAGAGTTCGAAGCGACACTCGAGGCGTACACGTGCCCCGCAGAATTCTACGAATTCGACGGTATGGCAACGGTTGCCAATGGTGTTCGCGTTGGGCAACAGCTGCGCAGGCCATTCGGCATGCGTACGCTCATCGGCAACGACGTGCTCGGTACGACGTACGGTTACAAGATCCATCTTGGTTACGGTCTCTCTGCGAGCCCGTCCGAGAAGGCTCACACCACCGTCAACGACTCACCGGAGATGACCAACTTCAGTTGGGATCTGACCTCGGTACCGACAGCGTTCCTCGATTACCCGGATCTGAAGCCGACCTCTGTGCTTGAGATCGATTCCACCACGGTCGATCCGACCGCTCTGGCGGCACTCGAGCTCATCCTGTACGGCGATACCGGCGTCGATCCAAGACTTCCCACCGTCGACGAAGTGGCCAACCTGTTCGCAGGCGTTGCCACTGCAACCAACGTTACCGTAGCTCCGGCCACGGACGCAGTTGCCATCGGTGGTACCACAACCAATGTCCGCTTCACCGTTCGCCATTGGGACGGAGACGAATGGGTTGTCGATGGTGAAGACCTTGCAGAGGCTGCGACCGAAGCACTGGTTCTCACTACTGGCACCGTCTACGAAGTCCGGCTCTCGGCAACGGCCAACCACTACATCCCGGCTGCTCAGCAGACGCTGTACTACGTCGTTCCGACCTGATTTGCAGGAGGCCAGAGAATGCTCACTATTACTATTCCAGGAAAGGAATTCTTCGACGAAGCTACCAGTCGATTCATTACGACTGATGGAGAAACTACGATCGAACTCGAGCATTCTCTGGCCGCACTGTCAAAATGGGAGTCAAAATACGAAAAGCCTTTCTTGTCTGGAAAAGAAAAAACTTCCGACGAGTTCTGGGGTTACATTCAATTCATGGTAATTACCCCGGGGGTAAATACCGAAATACTTTCTAGAATGTCGAGAGCCAATTTCGATGCAATCAATGATTACGTCAACTCGAAAGAAACAGCTACAACATTCAGTCTTCTTCCACAACGTAAGGGACGCTCGGAGATAGTCACTGCAGAAGTGATCTATCACTGGATGGTTGTATACAACATTCCGGAATCATGGGAACATCGACATCTCAATCAGTTGTTCACGATGATTCGAGTATGCAACGCCAAGAATCCCAACAACAAGCAGAACAAACTGTCTGCAGCAGAGCGTTCAGCACGAATGCGAGAGCTAAACGCTCAACGACTCAAGGAACTCAACACGACGGGATAGGAGAATCATGACCACTCTAGTTTGGGATGCCTCGGGTCAAAAAGTTCTTGAGACCGGATTGGATCGAGGGGTCTTGTATCTCTCCGATGGTAGAGCTGTTCCTTGGAATGGTCTTACTAGCGTGGATCCAAAACCAGTTGGTTTTACCACACAACCATTGTTCTTCGAGGGTATCAAGTACAATGAGATCGTTGTCGTTGGCGATTGGAGTGCCTCCCTCAAGGCGTATACCTACCCCGAAGAATTCATGGAAGTTGAGGGTGTAATTGCCATTGATAATGGCTTGTATGTTGCCGGTCAAGATTTTGATTTGTTTGGATTGTCATACCGAACATCGATCGCAACAGATCTAAATCCAAACGCTGGATACAAGATCCACATTCTCACAAACTTGACGGCCATTCCAGGGAATAGTAGTCACAAATCTTCCAGTCCGGATCCGAATGTGGTGGAATTTGAGTGGACAATCACTGCTATCCCACAGCAGATTGCTGGTTTTCGTCCAACAGCGGAGCTTATATTTGACACGACGATGTCGACTCCAGAATTTATTGCCGAATTTGAGGCGATTCTTTACGGTAGTGATAGTACTTCGGCACGCCTTCCATATTTAGAAGAACTGGTAAACTTCGCAGACGCTTGGAGTTAACATGAGCATGAGTATCAGCAGTTCGGGGTCGTTCAAGAATCTGGACGGCTGGTTTGCTCGTATGCGAAGGATGCATCGCATCAATGAAGTTCTGGAAAGATACGGAGTAAGAGGTGTTGACGCACTGTCAAACGCAACTCCGGAAGACACCGGCGAAACCGCTAAGTCATGGCGTTACCAAGTTCGAGTAGACAAAGTCGGCTATACCATTGAGTGGTACAACACCAATATCGTCGATGGTAAGCCTGTTGCCATTCTTATTCAGTATGGACATGCCACTGGGACTGGTGGTTATGTGGTCGGTAGAGATTATATCAATCCTGCTATGCGACCTATATTTGATGAGATGGCTGACGAATTGTGGAAAGAGGTGACTAAATGAGCAGCGTTGACAACAGAGCCGTACACATGACCTTCGACAACGTGTCTTTCGAGAAGAATCTCGCTGAGACGATGCGAAGCATGGACAGGCTCAAGCAGAGTCTTGACTTCAGCAATGCGAAGAAGGGGTTTGCTGATCTCGACTCTGCATCTAGAGGCTTCAATCTCAATCATTTGTCAGCAAGTGTCGATGGAATTAGCAGTAAGTTCCTCGCGCTCGGTACTGTCGCCGTTACGACGTTGGCGAACATCGTCAACAGGGCAGTAGACGCAGGAATCAATGTTGCCAAAGCTCTGACTATTGCGCCAATTTCCGAAGGTTTCTCGGATTACAATGCTAAGTTGACGTCAGTACAAACGATCACTAACGCAACTGGCGAAACTGCAGAAGTCGTCAATGGTTTCTTCAAAGAGCTCGATACGTACGCTGACAAGACAGTCTTCAACCTCAGCGATATGACGAGCGCTCTTTCCAAGTTCACCAATGCTGGTGTTGACTTGGACGTTGCTGTACCAGCGATCAAGGGTATCGCCAACATGACCGCTCTGGCGGGTCAGGGTGCCGGCGAAGCCGCTATCGCAATGTATAACCTGTCACAGTCGTTGGCTGGTGGATTCCTCACCACAACAGACTATAAGTCACTGAATCTAGCTAATGTGGCTACGAAACAGTGGAAAGACTACATGATCGAAGCTGCTATTGCAGCAGGTACTCTTCGTCGCACAGGCGAGGACGCTTTTGAAATTCTTGTTGATGGTAGCAATGCTGCTGCCAACACTGGCCAGCTCTTCAACAACGAACTATCACGAGGGTGGGCCACTGCCGACATTCTGATCGATGTGTTGGGTGACTACGGCGATGTCACCATCTGTTGGCACTGGCTGGACCGACACATTTGAAATTGTTCTCGGTAATCTGGAAGAATCCAAAGCACTGTTTACAGATCTCACCACTTCCGTCAGTGGATTTCTGGAAAGAGGCGCGACTGCTCGTAACGAATTGCTTCAAGGTTGGAAAGATCTCGGTGGTCGTACTAAGCTAATTCAAGGGGTCAAGGACATGTTCGCTTCCCTTGAGCATGTGTTGAGAACAATCAGTATTCAGTTCGGCCGCTTCTTCGGTACGTTGGATTCGCAGTCTTTGTACGATATCACCGCTGGGTTTGCTGATCTCATGGATCGTATTCGAAACTCGGAGGATCTTTGGGATCGCCTCGGTGTGGCATTCGGTGGTATCTTTGCCGGTCTCAAAATAGGAGTCGAGATTGTAAAGGGTATTGTTGAAGTATTCGCCGATCTGTTTGCTCACTTTACTGGTGGAGCAGGTGGCGAGAGAGCACTTGATTTCATTGATCGAATGGCATTAGGTATGATCAGTCTGGAACAGGCTCTCGTTGAGGGAGGCGGTCTAGACGCTATATTTGCCAAGATCACGGATAAGTTGATTGCATTCGGCGAAGCTTTGAAGCATCCTGGAGAACTTCTCGATACGATCAAAGAAGCTATCAGTGGATTCTTCAAGGGGATTGACTTTGGTAGCTTTACCGGAATCATTGAAGCAATCGATAGAATTAAGACCTATATTCTCGACCTGTTGGATCTCGATGATCTCAACTTCGATTTCGGTTTCAACTTCGATATTCCAGAAGGCATAACTGATTTCTTCAAGAATCTATTCGGGAACGTCGATGACAATACCAGCAATTCAATTGACATGGCCGGCGGTCTCGATCGCATTTCTACAGCTCTTTCATTCCTCTGGGATGTGATTACGAGAATCAGTGATGTCATCGGTTTCTTCTTCGATAAGCTCGTAGACATAGGATCTTGGGTAATTAACGTTGGCGGAAAGGTTCTGGACTTCTTTGTAAATCTTGGTCCTAATCTTCAGAAGGCATTCATGTCTGAAGAGTTTGACAAGTTCCTAGAAGTCCTTCAGACTATTGCTCAATTAATGGGCGGTAAGGGACTATTCGATCTCGGAAGTAAGGGTCTTAAGATCGACGCCGATCTTACTGGTGGAGCATTACCACGATTTAATGCACTTCTTCAATCCTTTGTTGGAGTCGGACCATCTGTTACGAGAACATTCGGAGCTTTGACTGACACATTCAAGGCAATGCAAACCGAAATCAAAGCAAAGGCATTGCTCAAGATTGCTGAAGCTATTGCTTTGATTACAGCATCAGTCTTTGTGCTCTCATTTATCGATCCAGAAGCATTGGCCAAAGCACTCACTGCTATGGCGGTTGGATTCGGTCAGTTGATGGCGTCATTTGCCATACTCAATGTGATTGCTTCTGGTCCTAAGGGAGCAGTCAACTTTGCTGCCGTTGCGACCGGACTGATAGCGCTGTCCACAGCGATGCTTATCCTGTCAGGAGCAATGGCTGTACTCGCTACGTTGTCTTGGGACGAAATAGGTAAGGGTCTCGCAGGACTCGCCGGCTCACTCTTGATTCTGGTGGCAGCTACGAAGTTGATCAGTGGTGGCGGTGGTCTAAGTCTCATCGCAACTGGTATTGGTCTTTCTGCGATTGCTGTGTCCATGAGCATCTTGGCCGGAGCAGTCAAACTGTTCTCTATGATGTCTTGGGAAGAGATCGGTAAGGGCTTGGCTACAATAGCCGCTTCTCTTCTGATCATGGCTGGAACATTGCAATTGATGCCGGCTACAACAATTCTGATTGGGCCAGGTCTCGTCGCGGTTGCGTTTGCTCTCACTGAACTTGGTGCGGCACTACTTATATTTTCGACGATGTCGTGGGAAGAGATTGGTAAGGGTTTGACAGTACTTGCCGGTGGTCTATTGATCATCGCCGGAGCTATGAATCTGATGCCAGTTTCTACAATTCTATCTGGTCCAGGTCTTGT